CGGACACGTCATCGACGCTATCGAAGAGTATAAGCCCGCGCTGGTCGTCATCGACGAAGGTGGGCTAGGCGCAGGCGTCGTAGACCGGCTGAAAGAGCAGCGGTACAAGATACGCGGCGTGAACTTCGGCAATAAGGCCATGAAGCAACTCATGTACGGTAACAAGCGCGCTGAGATGTGGGGCGCCATGCGCGACTGGCTGAAAACGGCGCACATCCCCAACGATAGGTTCCTGAAAACCGACCTGATCAGCCCTAAAGTAAAGCCTGACAGCAAGGGGACCATCTTCCTCGAAAGCAAGAAGGACATGAAGTCGCGCGGGCTGGCCTCACCGGACGCTGCGGACGCCCTAGCGGTCACATTCGCGTTCCCGATTGCACATCGTGAAGCACGCGTTGACAAGCGACGCGTGAGCAGTTATTCTCCGCACGGAGTTTCTACTAGCTGGATGGGTTCGTAAGCATGGCGGACAAGAAAAAGTCTGTGTCGCTGTCAGTTGGCCGTGGAGAAAAGCTGCCCGCTGCCAAAGGCGCGGGGCTGACCGCCAAAGGCCGTGCTAAATACAACGCTGCGACCGGCTCTAAGCTGAAGGCGCCAGCGCCCAACCCGAAGACAAAGGCCGATGCAGGCCGCAAAGCGTCGTTCTGCGCCCGCATGGGCGCTGTAGCAGCCAAGGCTAAGGATGGTACCCGCGCTAAGGCCAGTTTGAAAAGGTGGAAATGCTCATGAAGCCCGGACTATATGCCAATATTCACGCCAAGAAGGCCCGCATCGCGGCTGGATCGGGCGAAAAAATGCGTAAACCCGGTGCTAAAGGCGCACCAACCGCAAAAGCGTTCAAAGAGAGCGCAAAAACCGCTAAAAAACCAGCTAAGAAGGGTAAGTAAATGCCATCAGGTAAAAAAGATATTTACGGCAATAAGAGCAAAGCACTCTATAAAGCCGGAACGATAGCCTCTGAACGCGCTGCAATCGCTAACCGCGACCCAGCCCGCGCACGCCGTGCAATGGAAATCTTAGCGCGCGAAGGCACGACGAACGCCAGCGGTGGTCGCCCAAATAGACCTGCAACGCCAAAGCCAGCGACTAAAACGCCTATTAAAGCGACACGCGCCGCTTCTCCACAAGGAAGCGGAATGGGCGCTGTGTCCGACCGCGATATGCAGCTAATAAAAGGTGCTGGCGCTCGTTTGGCATCAAAACCTAAACCGATGCCGGAGCCAATATCAAAAACAAAACCAATGCCAAAGGTTAAACCGTCGCCTGCAAAAACCCCCAAGCCGCAAGTAATTCGTACCACTACGAACATGAAGCCAACGCCAACGGGTAAAAAGAGATAATCATGCCGCTGTCCAAATCGACAAGCAAAGCCGCGTTCCGCAAGAACATTAAGGCTGAAGTAAACGCTGGAAAGCCTGTGAAACAGGCTGTGGCGATAGCGTACAGCGTCAAGCGTCAAGCCGCTAAAAAGGGCAAGAAATAGCACATGGCCGACCCTACAGGCATCAACACCGCAGGCAAAGTCGCCAACGTAGGCTCTAACCCGCCTAAAACGTCCGGCGACGACAATGACAAGATGGCAACCATGCGGTCGCGTCTGCAAATGGCGCAGGCTGCGTATTCTGACAGCCGTGAAGACGAGTTGGATGACCTGCGGTTTATGGCCGGTAGCCCTGACAACCAGTGGCAGTGGCCTGCTGACGTACTGGCGACACGCGGAAGTGTGCAAGGGCAGACAATTAACGCACGCCCCTGCTTGACAATTAACAAATTGCCGCAACACGTTCGTCAGGTCACCAACGAACAGCGTCAAAACCGCCCAAGCGGCAAGGTAATACCCGCTGACGACAATGCTGACGTTCAGGTCGCAGAGATTTTCAACGGTGTGGTGCGCCACATCGAGTATATGTCGGACGCTGACGTTGCGTATGACACCGCCTGCGACAACCAAGTCACCTACGGCGAAGGCTACATTCGCCTGCTGACTGAATATTGCAACGAAGAAACTTTCGACCAAGACATCCGCATCGCGCGCGTCCGCAACGCGTTCAGCGTCTATATGGACCCCACGATCCAAGACCCATGCGGCGCTGACGCTGAGTGGTGCTTTGTTACCGAAGACATCCTAATTTCCGACTATGAGCGTATGTTCCCAGACGCAGCGCCCATCTCGACACTCATGTCGCAGGGCGTTGGTAACGAAAGCATGGCGCAGTGGCTGGCCGAAGACACCATCCGGATCGCCGAATACTTCTACAAGTCGTATGAAAAAGCTACGCTGAACCTGTATCCAGACAATCAGACAGCTTTCAAAGGCACACCGCAAGACGCCACTCTGCAAGCCATGTTTGGCAAGCCTATTCGCAGCCGCGAAGTAGACCGCCAAAAGGTCATGTGGATGAAGACCAACGGGTTCGACATCCTCGACGAGCGCGAATGGCCCGGCAAGTGGATACCTGTCGTGCGCGTCGTTGGTAACGAATGGGAAGTCGAAGGCAAGCTGTACATCAGCGGCCTTGTGCGTAACGCCAAAGACGCCCAGCGTATGTACAACTACTGGACCAGCCAAGAAGCAGAAATGCTGGCGCTGGCGCCGAAAGCACCGTTTATCGGTTACGGCGGTCAGTTCGAAGGCTACGAAATGCAGTGGAAGACTGCCAATACGACCAACTGGCCGTATCTGGAAGTCAATCCAGACGTTACAGACGGCGCTGGAGCCGTTTTGCCGTTGCCACAGCGCGCAGCACCCCCGCTACCCCAAACAGGCCTGATACAGGCTAAAATGGGCGCTGGTGAAGACATTAAGGCCACCACCGGCCAGTATGACGCCTCGCTGGGCCAACAGGGCAACGAACGGTCGGCTAAGGCCATCGTAGCGCGTGAAAAGCAGGGCGATGTCGGCACCTACCACTATGTAGACAACCTTGCGCGCGCCATTCGGCACATCACACGCCAGATCGTAGACCTGATACCCAAGATTTACGACACGCAGCGCATCGCACGCATCATCGGCGTTGACGGTGACGTTGACATGGTCAAGTTCAACCCAACGCAGAAAGAGCCTGTCAAGGAAATTCGTGACGAAATGGGTGCGCTGATCGAAAAGGTCTACAACCCCGGCGTTGGTACTTACGACGTTATGGTCACAACTGGCCCCGGCTACATGACCAAGCGCCAAGAAGCCCTCGACGCTATGAGCCAAATTTTGCAGTCGAACCCGCAGCTTTGGGCTGTTGCAGGCGACCTGTTCATCAAGAACATGGATTGGCCGGGCGCGCAGGAAATGGCAGAGCGGTTCAAGAAGATACTTGATCCAAAGGTGTTGTCGGACGGCGATCAGTCGCCAGAGATGATGGCTGCACAGCAGCAGATAGAGGCCATGACGCAAGAACTGAACCGGATGACCGACATCATTCAGAATGTTCAGGACAGCGTCGCGCAGCGCGAAGTAGACATCAAGGAATACAAGGCGCAAGTAGACGCCTACGACGCCGAAACGAAGCGCATTTCGGCTGTTCAGAACAGCATGACGCCAGAGCAAATCCAAGACATCGTCATGGGTACTATCGCTGCTGCGCTCGACACAGGCGACCTGATTGGTACAGCACCCGAAATGCGCGAACAGCCTGAAATGAACGAGGAGATGATGCAGCCCCAGCAGCCACCAATGCCTGAAATGGGCATGGAAGAGATGCCTGAGATGCAGCAAATGCCCGAAATGGGCGCCGAAGAAGCTATGGCCCCACCCGAAGAACCCGGCCAATCCCCTGAAGGAATGATGTAATGAGTTGCGCTGATTTTATAGGTACACTATTTCTTGCGCGCGATGTGGCCCATTCGACGCATTTGAACACGCGCAGCTTCGCCAAGCACTCCGCTTTGAACACTTTTTACGACGAAGTGATCGAATTGGCAGACAAATTTGCAGAGGCTTATCAGGGAAAATACGGCCTAATCGGCCCTATTTCGCTTATGTCAGCTAAGAAGACCAACAACATTATCGAGTTTCTTGAAGGTCAGGTAGACGAACTTGAGAAAATGCGGTATAAAGTCGTCGATAAGGAGTGTACCCCACTCCAAAACATTATCGACGAGATTTTTGGGTTGTATTATTCAACCTTATACAAGTTAAAATTTTTGGCATAAGGGCTAAATCATGGCTGCATTATATTCACAGATTGGCGCAACCGCACAGGTAAAGGTCGGCGCAGGTAAGCTGAAGAGCATTTTTGTGTCTTCAGGCACTAGCCCCACGGTCACTGTCTACGACAGCGCAACGGCTTCGACCAGCGATCCAGTTATTCTTGCGCAATTCACTGCTGCAACGCCCGGCCTGTACGCTCTGACGGGCGACGAAGGCGGCGTGTATTTTAGCAAGGGTCTGTACGTCGTCCTCGGCGGTACATCACCTAAAGTTTCTGTCTTTTACGAGTAAACAAGTCTCGAAAAACCGTACTGGTGCGGCTCATCAGGAACTCTTTAAGGGTTAAACATGGACGATAATGTTCCTATTGAAGCGGATGCCTCCGCGCCAGAACTCGAAGCCACGGCAGCAATCGAGCCTGTAGAAAACACGACGCCGGAAACGCCTGCCGAACAGGAAGCATCTAAGACTTTCTCACAAGAAGAATTAGACGCAATCGTAGGCAAGCGACTTGCGAGAGAACAACGCAAGTGGGAAAGAGAGCAAGCACAAAAGCTCGCGGACGCACAGTCTCGGCAACCGGCGCAAGCGCCAGCCGATCTGGTTCCTGAGCAATTTGACACTTACGAAGATTATGCCGATGCCTTGGCAGAGCATAAAGCGGAAGTGTTGCTGCAACAGCGGGCAACCGCCAGAGAACAGCAGGCATTGCTTGAACAGTACCATGACCGTGAAGAAACGGCGCGGGATAAATATGACGACTTCGACCAAGTCGCCTATAATCCTAACCTGCCTGTCACGGAATACATGGCACAAAGCATCCAGTCTTCGGACGTTGGCCCTGACCTGCTTTATTGGTTAGGCACCAACCCCAAAGAAGCTGATCGCATCGCCCGCTTGAACCCAATCTTGCAAGCAAAGGAAATCGGAAAAATTGAGGCCGGATTGGTCTCTAATCCGCCGGTTAAAAAAACTTCAACCGCCCCGGCACCGATTGCGCCTGTCACTGCACGTTCTACTGGCTCACCCCAGTACGATACGACCGACCCTCGCTCGACTAAGTCGATGAGTACGTCGGAATGGATCGAAGCAGAGCGGCTACGGCAGATCAAGAAGTTCGAGGCACAACGTAACCGTTAAATAGGGAATACCCCATGTCCAATAGTATTTTAACAATTGATATGATCACGCGGAAGGCTCTCGAAATCCTTGAGAACAACCTCGTGCTCACCCGTAACGTAAACCGCCAGTACGACGACAGCTTTGCTGTTGAAGGTGCCAAGATTGGTTCAACTCTGCGTATCCGTCTTCCAGACCGTGCGCTTGTTACCGACGGTGCAGCCCTTCAGGTACAGGACGACAACGAACAGTTCACAACGCTGACCGTTGCCAGCCAGAAGCACATTGGCGTCAACTTCACGACCGCTGAATTGACCATGCAGCTTGACGACTTCGCAGAGCGCGTTCTCAAGCCTCGTATCTCGCAGCTTGCTTCGAGCATCGACGCTGACGTTGCCAACGCTTACCAAACCATTGGTAACTCGGTCGGCACGCCCGGCACTACGCCTTCTTCGTCGCTGGTTCTGTTGCAAGCGCAGCAGAAGCTGAACGAAAACGCTGCCGTGATGTCGCCACGCTATGCCACTGTCAACCCAGCCGCAAACGCTGGTTTGGTCGAAGGCATGAAGGGCCTCTTCAACCCAACTGACACCATCAGCAAGCAGTTCAAGAACGGTTTGATGGGTACGGGCGTACTTGGTTTCGACGAAATCAATATGTCGCAGTCCATTAAGCAGTTCACCACTGGTTCGCGCGATGCTACCGGCGGTTCGACTTCGGCTGCTGTCACGTCGGAAGGCGCGACCACCATCGCCATCACTGGCGCTGGCGCTAACGACACCGTCAAGGCTGGCGACGTGTTCACTGTAGCTGACTGCTATGCAGTCAACCCACAGACACGCGAAAGCACAGG